TTGATTAATAAAATGATAAACCGATTTTTTATGTATTGATTTTAAACCGGACGCGCTGATTCCTGGCGCTGAATGATAAGTTTCGTTTGTGTCAAATTGTGCTTTCATTTTGTCAATTGTTTTGTGTCGACGTTGCGGTCAATTAAAAAATAGTCGTTGATTTCTGAAATAGTCATTTCTAATTTTTCGATTTTCTTTTGCATTGCATTAATTCGCAAATACAAAAATTCAATTGTGTTTTCCATTTTCTTAAATTTTTAAATGTTTTGTAAAACTAAAAATATATTTTCAATTTACAAAATATTAACATAAAAAAAACGGCTTTCAATCTGAAAACCGCTTTCGTTTTGTTTGTCATTTTACCGATTAAAACGGCAAATCGTCGCTTGCGTCGGCCGTTTCAACGGCTTCCGGCTTCACGTATGGATCGGATAATTTAATTGAAAAAAACTTTCCTTTTGCGCCCTCTTTAATCCACGCCGCAATTTGCTGATTCGTGCCGTCTTGAAGTTTAATCGAGCCGGAATAATCCGGTTGATTTTCGCTTGTTTTGTTAGTGTTTTTAAATAAACTTCCGTTTCCGTTTTTGTGTTCGTAACTCATTGTTTTTGTTTTTAAATATTAAACTTTTCGATTATTTGTTCGCGGTATTCTTTTTTCATTTTAAAGCCGGACAATACCTTTTCCGCTTGTTCTTTTGTAGCTTTTAACGTTGCGTTGAATTGCGCGTCCGTTAGCCATTTTTTATTGTCGTTTTCCTGGTTTTTAACGGCGTTTTGAACTTCGTTTGCTGATGCTATTGACGTGTCAATTCCAATGCCTAAATAACCCAATGCGCGGCCCAATGCCGACGTGAAACCATTTTCAACGAATGATGTTTTGTTTATATAAGACGAATCGCGGTATTCTTGCGAATGCGCCGACGCCATTTCAACGCCTTTTGTGTCGCAAATCGTGACTTTAAAAATGCCCTCTTTTTCGTCAATGTGAACCAATTGTTCGCATATTTGCCAACCCTTGAATGTTGGTTCGGTTCTGAAATGTTTTAACCGCTCGTTTACGGTTATGTATTCTTTTCCTTTGATGTTTATTGTTTTCATTTTATTGTTTTTTAGATATTTAAGTTTTCAGAAATACCGGTCAAATCAAATTCGGCGTTCTTTAAAATTATAACCTCGCCAATGGTAAATGTTTCCGGATTTTGTAGTCGTGATTTCAACGTTGGCATTGTGCATTGTAGTAATTCGCAAACGTCGTATCGTTTTAGATTTAGGCGCTTCATTTCCGCCTTGAAATGTGATTCAAACATTGTTTTCTTTTTTTAGATTGAACCACAAAAATAAAAAATTATTTTCAAATAAAAAAAATATTTACAAAAAAACCGCCGCAATTCAAAAGAAAATACGACGGCCGACAAACAAAAACAATGTCGTTTTTTAACTTATAACAAACGTTAAAACCTCATCGTCATCATTATTTGGCAAATGTGATTTTAGTTTAAATACGGCGTTTTTAACGTCATATTGTAGGCCGTCAATAATGGTTGTTTGTGAATCCGTTTCGTGTCCGTTCCAATAAAACCAAACTTTATTATGTGTTGATAATGGTTGGACTTTTAAATTTCTAAATGTACCCTCATAACGTGTGACAAATTCGCGATAATCATTTGCAATGTTTTGAGCTTGTAATTCAACTAAATTTCGCCATAAATTTGTACTCCCAACAGAACCAAAATTTTCGCGGCTTCTATAATAAACCGGTTGTAAATTATTGTTAGTTTTAAATCTTTTGTTTGCGGTGTTCACGTCAAAATTTTCTAATCTGTACCCATAATCTTGTTTTATTGTTGTTGATGTACTGACTTTTCTTATAATATCGACGTTGTCAAAATATGTTGTTTCATAACCTGGCGTTGTGCAAATGGTATTGTAAAATTCAATTGTCAATGTTAAATTTGTTAATGAACCAATTGTTAATCCGTCGGCTTTTAAATTAGTAGTAAACGCCAAAAATTGATTTCCGTTTGTGACGTTTATTTCATTCATATAAACCGAACTTTGAAATGTTTCGTCCTCACTATTCCAATATTTTGTTCCAACGGTGTCGGTTGTCACAATTCTAAAACGAACGTCCGCATCTAATGTTGTTGTTGTCGTTGTTATGTATTCAACATAATATTTAAAGCCAATTGTATAGTTTTTTATTTCAATATTTTGTGGATTGAAACTTGTTTGTGTTGAAAAACATTTGTCGGTTGCGGCGTCTGTTAATTTCATTGAACGGCGCCCACGAAATGCGATTTCGTCGGTTGCTATTTCTGCCAATGCACTATACGGCGGATAAGGCAAATCGTAAATTGTAAATCCAAAAGAACCATATTCAAAACCACTTCCAAAATTTATTGTACCGGTGTTTTGATATAAATTTTCAAATTCAATAAATGATAAAGGTTGTAAATATTCACGCGCCAAATCATTGTTTATTGCTTTCAATTCATTGTTATTGTCATACAAAACAGGCAAACGTTCGGTTCCTAAACTTGTGCCGTCTTTGTCGTATGTTCTAAAGTCAATAAATTCTTTTTTAGTGTTGTTTAATTGCGTTGTGATGCGTTCACGAATACCCGTTGGAACAATTCCGGTTGAATCTGATTCATTATATAATTGGTCTTTAATATAATAATCAAAAATATTTGTTGATTCTACAATATACCAACGATTGTAACTTTGAAAAATTCTTAAATTAAGAGATTCCAATATATATAATAATTGTTCTTTTGCATTTAAAATATCAAAGTCGTTTGTTTGTTCATCTGATCTACTTAAAATTGTTATGTCTGTTTCAAAATTTTCAACGCCACCAAAATAAGGCGAACGAATATCGCTTGCAATATATATGTCCAAATCTAAATCTAAATTTGCTAAAATTTCTTTTAAACGCGTTAATGCGTTCAAATTTAACGGCGTACTGTCATTATTATAACCGGACGGACCGGCAAATTTTGCCAACGTTCCTAAACCGTCAAATGCATTAAATTGCAAACTAAACGGCGGTGTTGTCATTTTTTCCTTAAATCGATCAACAACTAAAAATCCGGACCAATACGCACCCCAACGATAAAAATTGTCGTCGGTTATGGCGTCCGCCACGCACGACAACGATTCAACTTCGCCGCCGTCTTCAATAACGCGGTTTTGATAATATGTTGAAATAGTTTCGAAATTATTTAAAACGTTGTCAACGCATTCAAAAGATTCGCACGTTCCGCCGTCGGCTTCGACGCGGTCCGCGTATATTTCGCCTTGACTTTTTGCGTATGAAACAACAACTTTATATTCGCGTTCGTCGAACTTATAAAAATCGTCATAAGAAACTGAATCCGTAACCAATAAAGACAACGTACATTTTGAACCAATAATTGGTTTATAAAAATCGTCGGACGATTGCCACGAAATTTGAACCGGATTTGCGCCGCCTATCATTGGCAACACGTCGCCGGTATAATCTTTTTTTAGAATTTCAACTTTTTTTCCGTTTCCTAAAACGTCCGAAAAAATTAATCGGTATTTAACGCCGTACGCCATAATTTAATTTTAATATATTCGACCGGCCGTTTCATTGGCGCGTTCTATTGCAATTAATAAGTCTTGACCGTCAACGCGAACGGAACCGGTCACGTTTACGTTTCCACCACCACTTCCGCCAATCATTGATTGTAATTTATTTAATGGCGCTATAACTTCCGGATTTTGTCGCGCGCCTGGATATTCTCCAACTAATCCCATTGTTGGACCGCTAACAATACCACCGGCCGCAAATTTTGAAAATGATTTTCCAATCAAAGCGGTTGCGCCGGCTATTAATGCCGGTAACACAAACGCGGATGCCGGTCCAAAACTTTTTCCGGATTCTGTCGCGCCGGTTATGGCGTTCGACATTGCGACCTTTAAATTGTGACCGACTATTTTTAACGCGTCTTTTGCTAATGTTCCAATAAAAGCACCGGTTGCCGATTGCGCACCCCCAAACATATCGGTTATTGAATTGCCAATCATACCAAAAGAATTTTCAACTTGCGATCCGATTTTATTCATTAAATCCGTAGCCGTTTGCATTTCCATTGTGAACCCTAAAAAATTCGCCTTTTTTTGTTCATAAACGGCGGCCTCTGCTTCTAATTGTGCCGCGTCAAATGCCGCTTGTTGTTCGGCGGTTAAAAGATTATTTTCTGCTGCTAAAAGTTGTAATTCTTCATATTTTGCGCGTATACGTTCAATTTCCAACGCTTTTTGTTCCTCCTCGCTTGCGTTTGTCGCGTCTGCAATTTGTTGTTTTAAATCCAACAATTTTTGTTGTTGGTTGCGTTCCTCGTTTAATTTATCTTGTTCAACTTGTTTTTTACGTTCCTTTTCCGCGTCGTCAATTTCTTTTACTTTTGCCGCTTTTGCAATAATTAACGCTAATCTTTGTTGTGACGATGTGTTTTCGTCTTTAATTAATGCGTCATAATGTGCAATTGCGTCGGCGCGTCTTTTCTTGTACGCTTCGCGGTCATTTGTTACTAATGCCGAATTAATATCACTTTGCAATTGTTTTAATTTGTCCGCAGCTGCTTGCGCGTCTTCCGGATTTACAACCGGCGTAATATCAACCTTTATTGGTTCGGTTCCAACGCCGGCGTCGGTTGTTGCGGTTTCGATCTCTTTTGATTCCAATTCCGCTTGTTGTTCCAATACGCCTTTGCGTTCTTTTAAAAGCTCAATATTTTGTTCTAAACGTTTTTTATTTTCTTTATATGCGCCTAATGAAATACGGCTTCTTTTCGCTTCTAATTCTGCTAATTCAGTTTCTGAATATTTTAATTCCTCATTGACTTGTAAAATATCTAATTTTCCGATTGACGCTTTTGTCGCTTCATTTTGTGCCTTTTTATAACTTCTTAACGCTAAAACAACCGCAGCAATTGCCGCAGCAACTGCCAAAATTGGATTTGCAATCATTGCCGTTGTCAATAATCTAAAACCGGTTGCCGCAATTCCTAAAACTGGACCTAATGCCGAAATTCCGGTCATTAATTTCCCGAATATTATTAGCAATGGACCGGCCGCCGCTAAAATACCGGTTAATGTTAAAATGATGTTTTGCGTTTGTGGCGATAAATTTTTGAATGAATCCGACAAACCTTTTATAAATGATGACAATTTAGTAACCGCATTAACAACCGCCGGCAAAACAATTTGTCCGATTTCCATTAGCGAATTTTTCATTGTCGCCATTCCTTGAGCAAATTTGAATGACGCCGATTGTGACGTTTTTTGAAACGCTTCGTCCGTTGCGCCCATTGTATTGCTTAATGCGTCAAAAATTTTAATATTATCTTCGGCGCCTTTTCCGGTTAAATCCAAAACCCCTTTTAATGCTCGAATGTTTGGAAATATTGCCGTTGCGTCCATTCCGGCCGCTTTCAAACGTGCTGATAAATCCAACAACGTTGGCATTAAACCCTTTTGTTCTAAAGATTGTGCGATTTGTTCTTGTGATGTTCCTAACGCCAACATAGCTTCGGCGCTTTGCACTGTAGGTTTTTTTATGGACGCTAAAATTGCGGTTAATTGTGTTGCACCAGCCGCCGCGTTTGTTCCGGTTCTTGACATTGCAGCCAATGCCGCGCCGACTTCGTCAAATCCAACGCCCATATTGGACGCAATTGGAATGACGCCACCCATTGCGCCGGCTAATTCTGACGCTTCTAATTTACCCTCACGAACCGCAGCAACCAAAATGTCGGTTGCGCCGGTTGCATTAAGATTTTCGACGCCGTAAGCGTTCATTGCGGACGTCGCCAAATCGGCAATTGTTTTTGTTTCGCCTAATCCAATGGCGGCGGCCTTTAATGACGCGTTTAATGTGTCCGTTGCTGCCGAACTTCTTAAACCCGCTGACGTTATAAAAAACAATGCTTCCGCCGCTTCGTTTGCGCTTCGTCCGGTTTCGGTTGCCATTGTTTTGGCGGTTTCGCCCATTTCGGCCACCTTGTCCGCAGCAAGGCCAACCAACGATTCAATTTGCGTCATTGACTTATCAAAATCCAATGCCAATTTTGTCGCGGCCGTACCGGCTGCAACTATCGGCAAAGTCAATTGTGTAGACATTGAACGACCAACGCTTTGCATTTTTTTTCCGAACGCATTCATTTGAGAATTTGCGGAACTTAAAGCGTTTTTTAATTTCGACGAATCGCCGGTAATATTAATTTTTAAATTTGATTCGGCCATAAAGAATATTTTAAACAAAAATACAAAAAAAAAGACGCTTTTATTTTAGCGTCGTTTTCTTTGTCATAGATTCGGCTTTCAACTTAAACGCTTCCATTTGTTCGCGTGTTGATTTCGGCTTGTCGCGTTCTTTTTTGCGTTTTTTATCAACCGGCAATTCAAATAATTTTTCCGGTTTTATCATTTGCGATTTCTTTTGACAATTTACGTTGTGAATCATTGTCGCCAAATATCGTGTTTGTTCCCAATTCAAATTTATATTGTTGTGATAATGTTCCGCCAACAACGCATTTTCACGCCACGTTTGCCGCCAAAAATCGTTTGGGTGTACGCCTATTAAACCAATATAATAATCGGTTAAACTTTGGAATGTTATTTCTTTGACGGCTTCGGCTTTCCCACTTCTTTTGTGTCGCCGCTTAAGCTATTGCCTAAAATTTTTGATTCCAACATTGTTTCAACAATGGCGTTTATTTTGTCCGGTTCTAAATCGTCGAGCCACGTTCCAACCTTGAAAATATTGTAGTCAATTTCGTTGCCTTGTTCCTGGTCGTTTGCTAAAATACCGGCGTAAACCAACGCGCGTAAACCTTTGATTGAAATTCCTTTTGTGAATACGTCCCCAATTTCGTGTAATGGAACGCCCAATTGTTCCGTAAATTCGGACCAAAAATTCATTGAAAAATGTAGTGTTCGTTTTTTGCCACCGACTTGAATGTCGATATAACCTTTGTGTTTGTTTGCCATTTTAATATTTGTTTGTCGTTAATAATAAAAAAAGCCACCGCCAAAAAATGACGGCGGCCAAAATAATAAACTTTTAAATCTTTTTAGTTTGTTGATTTAGTGATTGCACCGGTAATTGTGATCGAACCGCTATATGTTACGGCCGCTTCCATTTCTGCCGACATTTCAACACTTGACAAAAACCCTTCCGCAGTATAAATCGCGTCGCCGGTTTCTTCTGTTCCAAATACGCACGTCAATTGTGTACGCGCCAATAAGAAATCCGCCATTTCAATAGCGTTTGAACTGTCATCATAAGCAATTAAACCCTCAAATGATATTTCGCCACCTTTTACGCCGCCGATATATTCTGAAAATCCGTTTGAATCTTTTGTTGTTGCTTCCGGTGTGTCCATTGATAGTGACATTGAACAACTTGTTGTGTGTCCAACTGTTGCACCCTCAACCGATAAAATTAAATTTGTTCCGTTAAAAACTCCCGTTGTAGCCATATTTTTATGTTTTAAAGTTTATTAAATTTTTTGTAAATATACGAATTATTTATTTTATTAATCCGTTATATAATTAACGCCGGCGAACTGATGAACGCCCTCGTCTTGTATTGTTATTTC